CAATAGGTAAGAGAAAAGGGCTGGAAATGGGGGGTTAGATACACAATCAAGAAAAACAATGCGTGCTGATCGTTGTTCGTGGTGCGGTAGTGTACAGCCGTTCAGTACAGAGTCAAGCGGGCCATCGGGTTGCGGGTTTGGTTTGTGCGGTGTCGTGCAAACCAACTCAAAAAAACCTACTCAGCATCTGGATCACAAAGTCAATGACGGACGCAAGCGAGACGGCAAGCGTGGATTCGTACCCAAGCTCCTGGCCCAGGCGAACCAAGACCAGCGACTGAATCAGCGAGTCCATGCGGCTTTTCATCTCGAGCACTCCGTGACTTCGTTGGCACAGAGTACGGTATCGTACAAACCTGTCAAGGGGAATCAGTTTTGTTTTTCCAGATTCCAGAAAACGCCTACGACTTGCGGGGTTTTGTGCCGCGAGGGCGGCCGCCGCTGGCCGGGTCGAGTTCTTTGTCGTAGCGACGGATGAACTTCTCGACCTCGTCCTCGTCAAAAACCCACGACCTAGCCCCCAGCTTCCTGCCCTTCAGGTCGCCGGAGATGGCGAACCGGCGGACGCTGGCCGTGGCGAGGCCCATCTTTTTCGCCACGTCCGCCGTGGAAAGCACCTTCAGGTGGGCATTCACCATGTTCATGTTTCCTATCGTACAAACCCTGGACGGTCAGTCAAACCGCAAGTCGCCTTGTCCTGAACACTCGAAACTCTGTACACTACTTTCATGCCGATTGTTTTAGCGGATGGGGTACACTTGTACACTCTGTACACTGAAATCCTGTGTCCGCAGACGTTGGCGAAAAAGGGGCTGGCCATGACTTTGAGAGAACTGCTGATTGACCGTGTCGCGCCGCTGAAGAACCTGAGCGACCGGTCGGTGTCGATGTACCTGAGCACGCTCGACCGGTTCCGAGACTTCCTCGGCCACGAGCCTACGGTGGACGATCTAGAAGACCTTACGGCCGCCAAGTTCATCCGGTGGCGAGCGACCACGGTCCACGACATCAAGCGTGGCCTGATCTCGCCGGCCAGCCTAGCCAAGGATTCCGCCCACCTGCGGAGCCTGTGGACGTGGCTGGCCCGGAAACGCTGGAAGCGGTCAGACGGCGAACTGATTGAGTTCCCGGACTACGCCCGGCCACGGGTGCCGAAGCCTGTGCCCAAAGCGTTCAACGCCGCCGAGCTGGCCCAGCTGGTCGAGGCGGCCCGCCACCGCAGGGGCTACATCTGCGGCAAGCCTGCCGCCTGGTACTGGACCACGAAGATTCAGGCGATGTTTCAGACGGGCGAAAGACTCGGTGCCGTGCTCGAGCTCCGCTGGGAGCAGGTGGATCTGGAGCGGCATACGCTGACGTTCTTGGCGGCCACCCGCAAAGGCCGCCACGAGACGATTACGCGGTCGATCACGCCAGCCCTGGCCAAGTGCCTAGCCACGCAGCGAGGGGCTCCTGGCGAGCGTGTGTGGCCCTGGCTGGATGATCGCCAGGCGTTGTCGATCTACCCCAGCCTCAGGGTTCTGTGCCGGTCGGCAGGCGTGCCGTACCACCCGTTCCACTCGATTCGCAAGGCGACGGCCTCGTACTTAAAGAAGGCTGGGATCTCAGCCAAGAAGCAGCTGGGGCACAGCAGCGAACAAATGGCCGAGGATCACTACTACGACGAGGACATAACCGGGAGGGAGTCAAACCTGGGCTACCTGCCCGACATTGACCGGCCGGCAGGGTGACCAGGCACAGGGCCGAGCAGCTGGAGGAAAGGTGAAAAACTCCAGCCGCTCAAGGCCCCGGCCTAGGTCAGTCGTAAGAAATCGGTGGCTCGTTTTCTTTCAACGCCGCCGCCACTCGCAGCTCTGCCGTCTCCACTCGCAGCCGTCGCACCTCGCCTAGCAGCAGGATGACGTACCCTGCGAGCGTGCCCGAGGTTCCGGTGAACGCACCCTGGAACCGGCGGGCCGACCGCTCCATCGTGATGAGGTCATCGGTGGTTAGCGGCTCAGCCATGAAGTAGCTCCAGCCGCAGCAAATATGCAGCAGCAACCAAGCCAGCAATAAAGACGAGCCACGAAACTACACCCATCGGAAGAATCCTCACTGGTTGCCCTCGTCAAACAGCACGATGGCCAGCAGGCTATACGCCGAGAGATCCAGCAGCGTGTCCCTGACGCCTTCGTGAACGAGCCGGCCGGTGCGGCAGAACGTCTTGAGTCTCTGCACTTTGTCGGCGATCCGAACCATGCACCCGCGCCAGGGCTCGATGCCAACAAACTCGGCACCCTGCCTGATATTTGCCAAAGGGTCAGTCTCGCTCCCGTAGTCGGCACTCTTGGATTCGTGCAGCCGCCGCATCTCGTCGAGCAGGTCGAGGAATCGCTGCGAGGTGGTGGGCTGGTCCCACTCGACGTGTTCCGTTTCCTCTGCCTTGGCAACTTTGGGCATAGGTTCTGTCGCCGGCATCGTCACGTCGTACCACTCTTCGTGCGGCTTGCCTGCGGCCTGCCGCTCACGTCGCGTGGCGACGGCGGCTCGGACTAGGTCGTTGGCATCTGCAATCGCTGCTGTCATTTAGTTCCCTTTCGTAGATCCCCGTCGCAAAACAACTTGAACGCCTTTGTGACTTCGTTACGTCCATGGTCGATGACGATTGCCGCTTGGCACGGTCGCTCGTACTCGGCCTTGATCCGCACAGCGTAGGCACTGTGTCCAATCACCGAGCCGTTGCTGACGTAGCGACGGCCTGCGGAGAACTGGTGCCAGTGGCCGAGGCACGTCAGGTCGGCCCGCTCGGTAGCGTCCCAGGCAGCGATGCTCTTGTTGAGTGGCACGTGGATGCCGCCGATACCACCTTGGTACTTCACGGCATGGCCGTGGTGGAACCGCACCTTAAATCCATCAAGGTTCACGTAGTTGAGGTAGCCGGTGCCAACTTGCCACCGCACGTTTTGTTTTGTCTCGGCCGCAGCCAGTGTCAGGTACAGGTGCTGCTCAAACGAGTGCTCCATCTCGGTGCCGATGCGAAGCTTCTCGGTGCTTCGGCCGTGGTTGCCGCTGTTGGTCGCCACGATGACTTCGCCAGCGTTGTCGGCGACGGCGTCAACAAAGGCTCGGAGTCGTTCGCCGATCCAGCGTGTCGCCGACAGCGGAGCCATCTGTGCCAGCTCTGCGGTGTCATCGTGGATGTGGCCGCTGATGAAGTCGCCGCCCAGCCACACCACCACGCGGTCAATCTTGGCGATCTGCCGCTCGTGGTCCAGCATCGTGAAGAACCGCTGCTCGAGCTCGTGCAGCCGCGCGTCGCAAACGTCGAGCGAGTAGTCGTTGAGTCCGTTGACCGTGGACGGGTCAACACGCTCTTCGCAGTGGATGTCGGACAGCAGCACCACCATGGTTGCGGAGTGCTTCGCGTGGCGTACCTGTTTTGGTACAGGCCGTTTCGCTGGCTTGATTCCCTGGAGTTGCAGGATTGAATCGGCGCGGGATCGCTCAGCGTCGATGGCCGCCAATGCGGATTTGTACCGCCCTCGCAGCGACGCCACCTCGGAGCGGAGCCGGGCAACTTCAGCGTCGGCCGCCAGCTGGCTCGCAGACGCAAGCCCTGCCTCGACGGCGTCCGTCAGTCTTTGCTTCTGAGCCATGCGGCAAGCACCTTTTCTGAGGGGAGTTGCCAGCCGCGATCCTTGCCGATGTTGACGGTCAGTCGAGCCAGCACGTACGGCTTCGCGCCCAGAGAGCCAGCGTGAAAACGTTCTCGCAATGCCGTGAGTTCCGTCATGACTCTGTCGCCCACTCGCGTCTGCCAGTTGGACTGCACCCGCATGGCCGACTCGACTGCGTCGCACAAGCTTTCCTTAGCCATCCATCACCTCCCTGTAGCCGAGAGCCCACAACACCTTTGAGATGTCCTTGCCCGCCTGCTCTGTGTGCTCTTCGCTGCCCGTTGGGTACAGAGCGTGCAGCAGTTCATGGATGATGATGGTGAGCTTGTGGCGTCCACGCAGGCCGTTGTGAATCAAGATCCTGGGCCGCTTCGACTTCTGCGAGAACGTGTAGCCGTAGGCACCACCCTCAAGGCGAGTGAATCGGACAAGCCATCGCTCGTCGCCGTTCAACGTGAAGGTGTGATCTTCCACGGGCAGCCCTTTCGCCCGTCATGGTGGCAGGCGTGTCAACCGTTAGAGCATCGCGGCTTCTACTTGCTTTCGTGCCTCGTCAATACTGTCGGCCTCTATGACCACAACACGCCTGCCTGCTGTGGCTGCAAGCTCTCTGGTCGCTGCCGGATGCCACACCGCCACAGCGGAGTTCGTCCAGTTTGCTTCCCTCTCAAGCACCGCGTGCCACTCTCTGAGGCACGTCTTGCCTGCATCGATGATCGCGGCCAAGCCGTTGTCGATGCCGGTGTTTTTGTCTCGCCAGTTTCCCGTATGTACGAGCCGCATGTTTCTGAGCGATTCGACAATCTTTCTAGAAGTCTTCAGCAGCAGAAGCGGCGGCTTTGCAGAGGTTGCCCGAAGCGAGAAGAGTTCTGGGAAAAGTACCGAGGCCATGTCGCTGGCCTGCTCAAACGTGTCTGCCCTGATCACGCTAGGGGCACAGTCAGCCAGCAATGCTTCGGCGCAGGCTTCAGTTGCGTTGGGGTGCCAGATCGTAGCGATCCCCGGCTTTTCGACGAATGACTCGCACTCCCATGCGACGTGCCCGATGAACTTTTTGATGCCGCCCACGTACCGTCCCGGCGATGGGAAAGCGGTGTTCAGTCCGGTGTCGTTGCCGTGCTTGTCGAGGTCGGCACCGTAGTGGCACCCGTACTCTCGCATTTGCTCGGCAACGTCGCGTGGAGCCTGGAGCCACAGGAGCGGCAGGGACTCGCGGGGCGGCGTCCAAAACTGCGTCGGATTTTTTCGGCCGCTGATGTCGCTCTGCGACGAAGCCTGACCGACAAGAAACGCAGACGGTGCGTAAGTCTTCCCCCGCTGCCCGAGGCAAGGCCCCATGTCCCAATCAATGTGGTTGACGCTCTCTGCCCACAGTTTTGCCAGCGTTGCCATGCCTTCGCGGGTGACCGCGTAGCAGTGCGTGCGCTGCGTGTTTTTGCACCTGACAACACCGTCGGACACTGGGGCGGCAGGTGCCATGTGCTGCCCACCAAGCATCAGACACTCCCAGCCAGCGGGGATGTTTTTGATGAATCCCTCTACGTCAACGGCGAATGTTTTCCTAAGTTCCGCATCGTCTTCCATGACAAGCATCCGCTCGACACCGTCCATCAGGGCATTTTGCAAAACACGCAGGTGCGACTGCTGGCACCCGTAGGCTCCACCTCCAGATTTCCACTGGCACGGGCATGGCACAACACTCCCGTCTACCGCATCGAATACCTGCGGTTTTGCAAACGGCCAGCCACAGGCCGCTGCCCTCGCTGAGAACCGCCGCATCCTGTCGGCTCGCCTCCGCAGGGAGATCACAACCACGCGATCAAAGAACTGCATCATGGTCGAACCTTAGAGGTCATGAGTCTCGCAACCTCGTCAAACGGCAGCCCGTCGTAAGGCCGATAGACCGGCGAGTCGGCCTCCCAGATGACTTCGTTCCTGCACATTAGTGAATCCACAGAGTGCCACGGCTCAGAGGCGATCCATATTTCAGCGTGCATGCGCTCCCACGGATTGCCGCATATGTGCGGCCCTCCCGTGTCGCGATGCGCGCGAGGATGCCGCAAAGAGGACACCCAATCCGCTCGCGCCATCCAGAAGTTTCCGCTGAAGTGCGGCATCCACGGCGAGTCTTGCCAGCACACCCCGACAAGATCAACCAACTCAAGCCGCTTGAGGTTGTATTCCCATCTCGCAACGACCTGCTCCATCATCAGCCATCGCCAGAACTGCTTGCCAACGTGCTGCGGATTGCTCACTCCTTTGGTGTGGAAATACAAAACAGCACCGTCCCTATTGTCGAGGCACCACTCATGCAGCCTTTCGAGCGTCGGCGTCTCGTATTGCCTCAAGTCACTCAAGACCCAGCGAACGTCGAGGCCTTGCTGGCGAGCCCACTCTGCGTCATCGTCGCTGCCAAGCAACAAGCATCGAGGGAGAAGCCCCACGGCGTCAGTGATTCGCTTTTGCTCTAGGACAACTTCCTGCCAGTTGCCCATTGCTGCGATGTGGTAGAAGGCAGCAAACGCAGCAAAGCCGCAGAAGCGGCTTCTCCGATCCACGGCTCGCCCCGTATGCGTATCGCTCACTCGCGTCTAGCCCTCGCTCTGCGGCAGGCGAGCCTCACCAGCATGGATGCTGCGGTGTCCGACCACGGGATGATGGACTTCCGCTTGATGTGTTCTCGCTTCATCACGGCGAGGATTTCAGCGAGCCCCTCGGCCGACTCGCTCCAGTCGGCTCCCAGTTTGTTCATCTTGTTCGCCATCGCATTGCACGAACAAGTCGGCGTTGACTCGATGCCGAGCCACTCTTTCAGCAACGACTTCAACTCCGCGCCTGGGCCGGGACGCGGGCAAGGGTATGCCAAGTGCGTCTCATCAACGGTGATCGATTCGCCGTCCTCGCTGACGATGCAGGGCCGCACCTCGTCAAGCGTGTAGCCACGCTCTTTGCAGCGAGCCTCCAAGTTGGAGATAGTGCAAGTAATCACGGCAGCGGGTTTTCCTCAAATGCCGGGCAGCCCTCTAAACACGGCGCGCAGTTGAAGCCGTCAGGGCAGCAGACGTAGGTCGAGTCAGGACAGCACCCAAGCGGACATTCACGCTCGCCGCCCTGGCACTCACCTGGAGGGTTCTGAATGACTCTCTGACACTGTCCGCCGCAGCATCGCAAGCTTTCTTCGGCAGCACTTTCCGAGCCAATGTAGCCAGCCCAGCAGTAACCCACGGCTGGATCGTAGTACGTCCCCGGAGGACAGCACCCAAGCCCAGGAATGATCGCATCCAGTGCAGGGTAGTACGTGGCCCCGCCAGTCAAGCATCCGCAGTCGGCGTTCGTGACGCACTCGGGGGCCGATGACGATGAGGAACTGCTGCCCGATGAAGACGACCCGCTGTCGCTACTGCTTGCCGATGACGACGCGCTGCTGGCAGAAGACGAACTGCTGTCGCTGCTGCTTGCCGATGACGAAGAATCGCTAGAGGACGAACTGCTGTCGCTCGATGAAGACGAACTGCTGCTACTGCTCGACGATGACGAACTACTACTTGACGCCTTGCAGCAACAGTTTGTTCCAACGCCAAGGTAGCCCTCGTAGACAATGATCGCCCCGTCCTTGATTGCCAGCGACATCGGACTACTCCGGGCAACTGGTCGTGTCGAGCGTGATGTTTATGTCGAGCGACTTGCTTGCGCATTCACCCGTCAGTTCAACGGTTCCGCTACCGTAGTCGATAGTGACCGTGCCGCCTATGATTTGCTGACCGATGTCGGTGCAGGGAAACACTTCTTCTTCTGTGTCTCCAACGTCGTCAAACACCCACACGGGACGACGAACAAGGCGAAGGCCATTGTTTTCGTTGAGGATTTCCTCGTACAAAAATCGCTTCGTAAGCGCGACCCACCGGAGGCATCCGGCGTTGTTGATTAGAACTTGAGCCCCGTCACCCGGATCAATCTGTGCAGGTGTAGAAGTCTGGTCGTACTCCTGCTGCGACAACCACTCCGCCCCCTGGCTTTCCTCGCAGTTGTGCCGCTCGTCGTTCGTGAAGTACCACTCACTGCCGTCCCGTCCGACGATGCACTTCGTCGGGCCTCCGGGGATTGCAGGGAAGACGTTGTAGAGAAGATTCTTTGCCGTGACTTCTATGGGCTCGTCGTTCTCGTCCGTCTGGTTGAGCAGCCGGACCGTCTTGTCCGCTCCTTTCATCCACGTTCCGTCGAACTCCCCGACGCGGTAGATTCTTTTCGCCTCGGAAAAACGAACGTCGAACGTCAGCGGCTTCCCCTCAGGAGCCGCCAACTCTGCGGCACGCACCACACCCGCGATCCGCTCAGCGGACTCAAACGTGAACTGCACGGCGTCTTGCGGCTTGCGTGCCATTACGGGATCGTGCCGAACAGGCTAGTGAAGTTCGCCTCGGGGTTGACGCGACGCTGAAGGATGGCCGGTAGCCCTGCGGTCTGCTGCCCGCTGGACAGCGGCATCGGCGTGGGGCTCGCCACCCATTCGCTGTTCTCGAAGTCAAACACCATGCACCGCCGCTTCTGTCCACCCTGAAGAAAGTTCCAGCCCACGTCCGGGATCTGAAGCACCCATCCGGTCTGCCTGTACTGAAGTTTCCACTCGGCAGCCCAGAACGAGTACGTGGTGTTGAGGATGACTTCTGTGGCACGGGTGACGTTTCCGCCGATCACTTTCCAGCGGTGCGCGGCAACTCCGAGATAGGTGTCAGAGTTGACAGAGTTTGTGGCGTTGACTTGCGACGAAGGAAACGCGGCGTAGTTCTTCCTGACGGTCGCCGTGACCATGCTCTCGTCAGTCACGAGTCCCTGGAGATAGTCGTTGGCCGAGTTGACTAGCGGGCGGAGCGTGCTGCCGTCGTAGTAGGTCAGGGCAGCAATCTGGCTCGGCGTTGCCTCAAACGACCAGACCGCATCGCGGGAAGTCGGGTCAAGCAACTCTTGAGCGTTGACTTCGTTGTATTCAGCCACCACCTCAACGTGATACGGCGAGTCGCCGAAGCGTTCGTTGATCGTGACTTTGCGGAGGTTATACGCCGACATCGTCGGGTGTGCCGTGCCATAGGCTCCGATAGCACAGGCCGTCGTGATCTGCGTCTCTGTTGGCGGATTGCCTGCCAGCGTGTTGTCATCCAGCACACACGCAAACCGCCGGATCGCACGCGACGTGCCGCCCAACTCCTCCTCGACTGTGCGTGCCAGTTCAATGGCAGAAACAACGCCCACTAGTTGATTCCTCCGATGCGGGCCGCACCGACAATAGCGACCGGCTGATTGAAGTAGTTCGACGCCGCCTGCCCGATGCCAACGGCGATCTTCTCGAGCAGCTTCGTCTGTAGCCGCTGCTGGATCATGGCCGGGTCTTGAGCCGACGCGGCCAGATCAGTCACCAGCGTGGCACCCTCCACGGTGCGGATGTCGGTGGCCTTGATGGACTGCTCGCCGAGCGTGTTGAGTTTTCGGAGCCGTTCTTCCTGGCGTGTCGCCTCGGCGGCGGCAGCCTTCTGCTGCTCCTCGAAGATCTTCTGCTGCTGCTGGGCGTACTGCTGCTGGGCCTGCTGCTGCTGCCGTGCGTACTCTTCTTGGGCCTTACGGACGGACTCAACTTGCTGGAGACGCTGATCCGCAATCTGGGCTTCGGTCTGGCGACGCCCGTCAGCTATGTCCTGCTCTCGCAAGGCAATCGCATTTAGTTGCTCAAGACGAGCAACGCCGATTCTCGCTTCCTGCAAATCGCCGTTGTCTCTAGCCTGGGCAATCTGAGCCTTGGTGGCAGCGATCTCTAGCTCAAGTGCAGCCACGTTGCGGGCAGCCTGCAATCTGGCAGCCTGCTCCTGCTCAACAAACTGCAGCCGAGTCTGCTGCTCAGCAGTAAGCCCATCAAGGATGAGCTTCGTGACATTCTTTGAGTTGTCGAGCTGCTGGTTGAATATGCCCTGCAGCCGAGTCTTCTCTGCATCCAGCGTATCCTTGGTGAGTACGCCAGCCTTCGCCTGCTCTTGCGCGGCAGCGATGCCGTCTTTCAGCTGCTGGGCCGCAATGGCCCCAGCATTCCCAAACTCCCTGGCACGCTCAATGACCTTGTTGATGTCTTGGTCGATAGCCTCGAACGATTTCTTGAAGCCTTCGCCGAATCCCTGCTCGGCGGCTTGCTGAAACTCTTCCAGTTTCGCGCGTTGCTGATCTAGTTGTGCAAGCCGAGCAACGGCAATGTCGGCTTCAATCACCCTGCCAGCTGTCCTTCGGGCCTGAATAGTCTCTTCAAGCTTCTGCTGGGTGCGGAGGACGAGCTCAAGGTCTTTCTCTACCTGACTCCGCTCGTTGGCGTTGACCAGCAGCTGGTCCAGCCGTTGCTTGTCTTCTGCAGCAATGCTGCGATTCAGCTCCTCGATTCGGGCAAACCCATCCGCCTGCTTTTGGAACTCTGCCGCAACCTCAGCGGCTCGATCCTTCAGGACTGTCTCGTTGATAATTCGCTTGTCGAACTGCTTCTCTAGTGCAGCGATTGCGTTCTGGTACTTGAGTGCCGCTTGGAATCCGGCTTCGCCAAATCTCGCCGAGTCAACGACGGCCAGATTCAACTGGGCACGAATCGACTCCACGGCCTTAGAGGCGGCGTCGTCCTCTTGTTCAGTGGCTCGCCTAGTGGCTTCCGTGGCACGCAGTTGTGCATCAGCTTGCTGCTTCAGCAACTCAACACGCTTTCCGAAGTCTGCAAAGGCAAGTTTCTGCGCTGCGGCCAACTGCTCTTCGGAGTATCCGGCTTCCTCTGCTGCGACGGCCACATCCTGCAGAGACTTCACCAAAGACAGCACGGCCTTTGATCCGCTATCACCAAACTCTGCGGCTTGTGCCTGTGCTTTTTCCAACTCGCCAGTGAGCGAAACTGCTCCGTCAGCGGACTGCTGCAGCGACACAACAAACGCTGCCACGGCATTCTCAGAAGCAACCTTCTGCGTCTCTGCTATGGCGGCGTTTCTTTTTTCTAGCAGTGCGGCATCTTGCTGCAGCCGTGCGGCGGTCTTCTCAAAGCCAAAAAACGTGGTGTCGCTCGCCGTGTCATCGAGGCTTTTGATAAGCCTGTTTAAGGAGCCAATCGACTCGGCCGTGCTGTCCGCTATGGACTCGCCAATCGTGGCAAAACTTGCGGTGACCTGTCGGCTTAGCCCGGTAGACGCAACGCCGACTCTGTCCATGGCGTTACCGAAAGCATCAAGGTCGGCACGCTGCTGGTCTGTCAAAGCTCCGCCGATTCTTTCAAGATCCGCAGACGCTTCGCCAAGTTGCCTAAGCACGGGCAGCAACTCCGCGCCAGACTTTCCGAACAAGGCCATAGCGGTGGCGGTTCGCTGGGCTGGGTCTGGCATTGCAGACAAGGCGGCCGCAGTTCTCGTGAAGAGCGTTTCCGGGTCGCCGGCCCTAACGTCGTCGGTGCTTACGCCAAGAGCCTTGAACGCTTCCGTTGCGCTCTTTGTGCCGTTGCGTGCTTCATTGATGACTCGCAGAAACTTCGTAAAACTTCCACCGAGTTGCTCAACGCTTGAACCTGTCTGATTGGCACTGGCCTCGAGCACCTGGACGAAGTTAAACGACACGCCGAGCCTGTCGGCTAGTTGCCCCAGCCGCTCAGTCTCGCCTTCAAGTGCGATCAAGCTTTTAGAGATCGACACAGCACCAGCACCAAACGCAGTAAGGGCAGCGAGCCCTGCAGTGAATGGGTTGACTAGTGCTCCGGCCGAAGCCGCAACGCTTCGCACCCCAGCGGACAATCCGCCAGAGAAAACCCTGCTGAGTCCTTCCGCCGCAGAAGAAAGACCAGAGAACCTGCCAGCGATGCTGCCTAGCGGCCCAGGGATCGCAGACAAGATGCCGCTGATCTCGTTGAACTTGAGACCTTGAGCGGCTGCCTTTGCTGTCTCGTCGGAGAGCTTGCTGGCGGCGTCTGTCGCCTTCTTCAGGGCAGCGTCGGCTTCTGAAATGCCTCTTGCGTAGGTCTCTGCATCAATCGCACCTACTTGGTGCAGGTTACTTAGTCGCTCAAGCTCTTCTGCGTGTATCTCCTGCTCAGTGCGAAGAGCGAGCGTGGCTTTTACTCCATCTTCAAATGCTGCCGCAGTCTGTCGCACTTCTTCCTGCAGGGCGGCATATTGGTCAGCGTAGGCCGTGGCGTCCAGCCCGCCCTTCAACTGCTCCGCAAGTGCTGCAAACTTCTCGTTGAACTGCGTCTGCGTAGCAGCTGCGGCATCATTGGCTTTCGTGAACTCGTCAAAGACTGAGGTAGTTTTTGCCGCCGCCTTGCCAAGATTCTCCAACGCCCGCTCTGCAGGAGTAAGGCTCTTGACGACGCCAGAGGCGTCGGCAGTCACCTTCATCGCTAGGTTGAGGATGTTGTTCGCCATGGCTATTCAAACATTGCCGAGAGTTTTGCCAACTCCCTGGCCATCTCCTCAGTGGTCTGCGGTGGTTTCTCTATCGGTACAAAATCGCTCGCCTTGGCCGCTTTTCCTCTCTCGCTGTACGGGGCCAGGATGGCACTCGTGAGCAGTCCCGTCTGTTGCCACGGATCCGGCAGAGCGTGGTAGTAGCGGGTAAAGGCCACCCACTCCGACAACTCCTGCGAGTCCATGCGACGGGACAACTCCCTGACTGTCATGCCCAGGTGCCCGGCGAGGCGAAAGAGAAACCTTCGCATCGGCCGGGCCTTTAGTTTTTTGCTAACTCCTCCACGTCATCCGAGGTCATGTTGTTGTGCTTCATGGCTTTGTCGAACAGCTTCGACACGACGGCCGAAGACTTCTTCGCCAGCTGCTCGATGCCCTTTTCGTCAAACAGCCGGTCGCCCGTCTCAGGATGGCACAGGCAGCGGGCCAGGTACTTCGTGCGAAAGTTGTCGATGCCGGTGGACTTATTGCCGATCCACTCACGCTCGTAGCTGTCCCGCTCTTCGACGGTCATCACGCGGATGCCGAGCACCAGGGGCTTGCCATCGGCGTCCTTCCACTCCTTCACCGTCACCTTCAAGAGCGACAGGTCGTCTGAGGCAAGGATCTGGGCGGCGAGTTCTGCAACGGTCAGGGCCATGGGAGCTCCTAGGATTGAACGCGTAACGTGACGCCGTAGCGGGCCACGTCGTTGACCACGCCCGTCAACGTGAACCGCTCGAGCACGGCCTTGCCTGAGTAGGCGAGCCCGCCGCCAGTGATGGCGACTGCAGCCCGCTTGCCATACTTAGCCGTGGAGATGTTCGCAGTCGTAAGGCACGCTATCTCTATAGTGCCCACGTCAAGCGTCCACGTGCTCCCACGAGCAAGAGGCAGCGAGCCGCC